CTCTATCTCAGCGGCACGCCGATAACGGCGCTGCCGGACAACCTGACGGTCGGCGGCTGGCTCTATCTCCGCGACACGCCGATAACGGCGCTGCCGGACAACCTGACGGTCGGCGGCTCGCTCTATCTCAGCGGCACGCCGATAACGGACAAGCAGCGCCGCAAGGTGCGCGAGTTTCACGACGGCGATTACGTTCCCGGCCGATATCTCTACGCCGACGGGATGCTGATGCATTGCAAGACGAGGCGGCGCGTGCATGGCTATGACCTGTACGTCGGCAAGATCAAGGGGCAGAACGTCGTATCGGATGGCACGTTTTACGCGCACTGCCGCACGCTGCGCGAGGGCATCGCGGACATTGCGTTCAAACGCGCCAAAGATCGCGGAGCCGAGCAGTTCCGCGGCCTCACGCTCGACAGCGAGCTGACGCTTAATGACATGGTTGCGATGTACCGCATCATAACAGGGGCCTGCAAGGCCGGGTCGGAGGCGTTTGTGTCGAGCCAGCGCAAGCTGAAAGAGCGCTACACCGTGCGCGAGGCGATAGAGCTGACGCGCGGCCAGTACAATGCGGAGCGCTTTGCGGAATTCTTTGAGGGCTGATTATGCCGATTTTCTTATTCTTTAGGAGCGGAGGAGCATGACAAAGAAAAAGCGAACGAACCCGCGCAGACGCCCGGCGACAATGGCCGACGTGGCCAAAGCCAAGCAGGACGCTTTCGCCGAGGCCGTGCGTTACGCTATGGCGATCATGCTGACCGTTCTCGTGGACAAATTCAACGGCCGGGATTATATCGCGGACGTGTGGCGGGAAGTGAACGATCTGTCCGACAGCGTGACAAAGGGATATGTGAGCGTTCCTGACCTTATCCGTACTCTGCGGGATGAATACAGCATTTCCATATGAGGGCTTCGGGAACATGGGAAATTTGATCTATACGCATTACGAGAATCGAACCGAGTGGCTGGGAGCGCGCTCACACGGAATAGGCGCTTCGGAGGCTGCGGCGGTCGCAGGACTGTCCCCGTGGCTTACGTCTACACAGCTTTGGCGGCTGAAATGCGGTCTGGACAAGCCGAAGGACCTTTCCTGGAGCGCCGCCGTTGAGCAGGGGAACCGGCTGGAACCGGCTCTGCGCGCCCTTTACGCCGCGGAACACCCGGAGTTTACCATCGTACACAAGCCCTTCGACATGCTGTCGCAGGAGGGGCGCCCGTGGCTTTACGCGACGCTGGACGGAGAGATTCATACGGCAGACGGCCGCAAGGGAATTCTTGAGATCAAGACGAGCACCTGCGGCAAGCGGACGGACTGGAAGAAGTGGAACAACCAGATACCGCAGTATTACTACACGCAGGTCCTTCACCAGTTTCTCGCAAGCGGCTTTGACTTTGCCGTCTTATACGCCTGTCTTTTCAATTTGGAAGGGGATAAGACGATACGCTCCTACGAGTTTGAGCGGAGCGAGTGCGAGGTTGACATTCAGTGGCTGCTCGGAGAGGAAATGGAGTTCTGGCGAAAAGTACAGAGGCGGGAAATGCCCGCGATGGTTCTGACGCTTTGAGCTTGTGAAAAATTAAAAAATACAAGGAGCTTTTTATATGATTTGCAAGATTTGTTACTACAACCCCGGCGTGGACTCTTACACGAGCCTCCGATATACCTACAAGACGGACCTCCCCCTCAAAGTGGGCGATAAGGTCATTGCCCCAACGAGAAATGGCAAGAAAAACCGCGCACTCGTCATGGAGGTTGATCTGCCCGAGACGATCATTGATGAGCAGTGGGCTGACCGCGTTCTTTCCATCACGGAATTTGACACGGAGGGAGGCGCCGAGGCGTGAATCAAGTGGAATTCCGGCTCGTTACCGACTTGGAGGCGGCAACGCCGCGAACGCTGGAGGCAAATTTCGACGAGGTGCGCGCGTGGCTGACGGAGGCGCTGGAGCCTTACCGCAGTCTGGCGATCACGGAGGAAGCGATATCCGACGGCAAGGCGGCGCGGGCGAAGATAAACCGGCTTTCCAAGGCCATCAGCGACCAGCGCATCGCCGTCAAAAAGCGGTATCTGGAGCCTTACACAGAGTTTGAGGCCAAGGCAAAGGAGCTTTGCGCCATCTGCGACGAGGCTTCCGGGCACATCGACGCGCAGATAAAAGAGATCGAGGAACGCCGCAAGCAGGAGAAGCTGGAAGGGCTTCGGGCGTATTTTCAGGAAAGAGCCGATCAGGCCGAGGGCTGTCTGACGTGGGACGATGTTTTCAATCCCAAGTGGGGCAACGCCGGATTTGGCGTCGAGGCGGCGCAGAAGGAGATCGACACGCGCGTTTCGGCCTGCGAGGCGGACATGGCGGCGATCCGGGAAATGGACAGTCCCCATCAGGCGGCGCTTATCGCCCACTACATAGCCACGCACGACATAGGCGCTGTTATCCGCAAGGATGCGGAGCTGAAGCGCGTGGAGGCGGCGGAGCAGGAGCGCAGGGCCGCGCAGGAGGCCGCCCGGAAAGAGGCGCAGGCCAGACGCGCCGAGCAGGAGCGCATGGAGCGCGAGAAAGCAGCGGCGCAGGCGGAGGAAGAAACCGTTGAGATCGAGGTCGTTACAGACGAGGGAGACGACACGCCGCCCTGGTACGCAGACGAGCCGGAGAAGCCTTTGAATCAGGTGGATTTCCGCGTGTGGGCTACGGACGAACAGCTTGGGCTTCTCGCCCGTTTCCTGCGGGAAAACGGCATTAAATACGGCAAGGTGATATGACATGCGGTTTGTTTTTGCGATAGACCCCGGCAACACGGAAAGCGCCTATTGCATTATCGACGCGGATTCCCTGCAGCCCATCGAGTTTGCAAAAGTGAACAACATGGTGCTTGCGGAGCGGCTTTCCACCTTTGGAGGATATGACTGCGTTATCGAGCGCATTGCCTCCTACGGAATGGCGGTGGGCCGGGACGTGTTTGAGACCTGCGAGTGGGTAGGCCGGTATTCCCAGATCGCAGAGGACAACACAATGGCGGTCAGCTACATCTACCGCAAGGAAGAAAAACTGCACATATGCGGCGATCCGCGCGCCAAGGACGCGAATATACGCCGGGCGCTTATCGACCGGTTTGCAAAGCACGACCTGAAAAACGGCCGCGGGACGAAAAAGGACCCGGATTGGTTTTACGGATTTAAGGCAGACTGCTGGGCGGCCTATGCGGTCGGTCTGACGTGGATAGAGACGGTATTGACGAAGGATAAGGGAGGCTGAAAGGACTATGTATCTTGGCGATCACAAGCTTGGCGGAGCCGTTATCAGCGCGACGATCTGCCGCTTTTCTGCGGTCGGCACGCGGCCCCTCACGGACGGTAGCTGCAGGATTCGCATAGAGGACACGCATATGTACGATACGCCGGAGCGGATCAACCAGTGCCTGAATTGTCCGCACGAGCGCTGCGTGGACTGCCTGTGCGTCCCGAGACGGCGCAAAGCCAACGTAGGACAGAAGGGCAGACCGCCTGCCGTCGATCTGGACAGGCTGCGCGAAATGCTCGTCCTCAAGACGCCGAAAAGCGAGATCATGGACAAACTGGGCGTTTGTGAATCGACCTATTACCGCTATCTTCGCATGGCAAAGGGAACGAAGAAATAATTTAATCGCTTCTGAATAAATACTCACAAACAGGAGGAATATCATGAAAGCTACGAATGGAATACTGACTACGAATAAACAGCCTAAATTCTCGGATTTTATTACAGGCGAATCGGCACAGGGGCTTATCCGGCGCGCGACCGCTACGCCGGAACGGGCCGCGCGGATCACGGCCAATCTTATCAGCGCGGTTTCCGGCTCGCGGAAGCTGCGCGAGTGCGAACCGGCCTCGATCCTCTCGGCGGCCCTGCGCGGCGAGGCTATGAATCTGGATCTGGCGCTGGGGCAGTTTGCTGTCGTGCCCTACGGCAAGAGCGCGAATTATCAGATAACGGCCAAGGGCTACAAGCAGCTCGCCATACGAAGCGGCCTGTACGACGATTTCGATGTTTTCGACGTGAGGGAGGGCGAGTACAAGGGACGCGACCCCCGCACGCGCCAGCCGATCATCAAGTGGATCGAGGACGACGACGCGCGAGAGGAGCTGCCCATCGCGGGCTATTACGCCTATTACGTTCTCAACGCGCAGTACAACCACTTTTTCCGGAGCATCTACTGGACATACGACAAGATACTTCGGCACGCAGACCGATATTCCAAGGCGTTCGACCTCGCAAAGTACAAAAAATTGCTGGCCGGAGAGCTGAGCCGGGAGGAAGCCGAAAAACTCCGCGCGGGCACGCCCTGGTATGACGATCCGAACTCCACCAGCGCCATGAAAATGGCCGCAAAGACCCTTGTGATTCAGATTCTTGGTGACGGCATCGCGCCTTTGTCCACGGAGCTGCGGCAGGCCGTGGCGAACGACGAGGCGCAGGAGAAGGAGGCCGACTTTATCCCGGCGTCCTCCGTACCCTCCCGCGGCGCGGACGTGATCGAGATCGACGCGGAGACCGGCGAGGTGCTGGATTCGGCCGACACGCCGCACAAGGCCGAAAATCGACCCGCAGACGCAAAGGAAGTGAAAGAGGGGAATACACCCGCCGAGAAGAAAAAACGCGCACAGAGAGCCGCGGAGGGCGCGACAGGGGCAGTTGAGGCAAAAAGTGCCTACACTGACGAGCCGCCCGCCTATACGGACGACGACGATCCCTTTGCGCGGTTTGCGCAGGAGTAAGGCGCCATGGGGATCCTTTCGAGCAAGATCGTGACGGACCCGGAAACGGGATACCGAAGCTGTGACATGATCCTGTGGGGGGAGGTCTCGCGTGATGCGAGCCTCTCCTACACGCGGAACAAGAACGCGCCGAAGGTCGAGTTCGGCGTTCGCTACGGCGACAAGAAATTCATGAATGTGGCGGCGATAGGAGACTATCCGCAGACGGCCATAGCCTCGCGCATGGAAAAGGGAGATTTTGTCCTTTGCGCAGGGATCTGGGAGGAACGTCCGTACAAGAACAAAAACGGCGAGAACAAGACGTGGTGCGAGCTGAAGGTGAGTGCTCGGTTTTACGGCTATATCAATCCGATGGGACAGGCCCCTGCCGTGGACATGGAGCAGGCGGAGCAGGAAGGGCCGCTGGCCTCGGCGCTGGGAGACTGGCAGCAGATCCCCGACGACGATGACGAGGGGGAACTGCCGTGGTGACAAAATGCATAAAAATTCATCAGATGGGAGGGACAGAAGGATGAAGATCGTTTGCAAGGACTTGAAGGAATATACAATGCTGGTAAAGCAGTGCATGGCCGGTGCTTTTTCCGACGACTGCGGACGCTGCGTTCTGCGCAATCTTTGCGGTGGTGATGATGGGCAGGACAGCTTCGACATATCGGAGTTTCTGGCGATTGAAGGGGGAGGCTGACGTGGTACATTGCTTTGACACGGAGGTACCAAAGAAAATAGGCATTATCCCACAAGAATCCGGGAGGTGAATCGGATGGCGACAGGTAAAAAATATTACTGGATGAAGCTGAGAGAGAGCTTCATGACATCCGACACGGTTGATTACTTCATGGAACAGCCGAATGGCGCTAATTATGTCGTTTTGTACCAAATGCTTTGCCTGAAAACGATTAACACAGAGGGAAAGCTTTCTAGGCAGATTGGGGAAATTATCATACCCTACGACATTCCGAAAATACAGAGGGACTTGAAGTGGTTCTCCGTAGACACGATTCGAGTTGCATTGAATCTTTACAAGACGGCTGGTCTTATTTACGAGGACGTTGATGGCGCTCTTGTTTTGGTAGACCACAAGAATCTCGTTGGAAGCGAAACCGACTACAAGGAGCAAAAACGCCGGCAGCGCCTTGCAAAAAAGGAATATGCAGCACTGCCGGAGACGGTTGACGAATGCGGTCAAGGGTGTGGACATGTCCACAGTGATGTCCACCAAAATGTCCACACAGAGATAGAGAAAGAGATAGAGATAGATATATTATCTTCATCCAGTACTAACGTACTGTCTGAAGCTAATATTTGCGCAGAGCTGCAAGGCAACTCTACGCCAGCCATTATTCTCAACGACAAAACGGCGTACAGAGCGACGGACGAGGACATAGCTCTATGGAAGGAATGTTACCCTGCTGTGGACGTGGAACAGGAGCTGCTTAAAATGGCCGCATGGAGCGACGGAAACCCGAAACTTCGGAAAACGAGGAAGGGAGTGCGCCGGTTCATAACCAACTGGCTGGCCAGAGCGCAGGACGAGGCCGGACGCTACGGAAGGACGGCGGCGCCGACGAATGCCGCCGGGGCGTATCACCACAACAGCAAAGCCTACAAATGCGCGGCGTATCTCAACCGCAAGCTCGGCGAGAACGTGGCGCAGTATGTTCCGGCGGAGGAATCCGTTATTCAGCGCTGGGCTGCGGACTTCGACGCCATAAGCCGGGTGGGCGGCTACGACATGGGCGTTGTGGGCGACGTTCTGGCCTTTGCCATGAAGGACGACTTCTGGCGCGACAAGATCCCGGACGGGCGTAAATTCCGCGATAAATTCACAACGCTGCTGGCGCAGATGGAAGGGAAGGATGCCGATGGATGAGCTGAATCCGGCGCAGGATCAGCGGGTTATCGACTACGAATACTGCGTTATCGGCGCGCTTTTGATCGAGCCGGGGGTCATGAAAAAGCTGGCCCCTCTCGTTTCGCCGGACGATTTCAGCATAGCGCTTTGCGGCCGGGCTTTCGGCTGGGCCAAGGAGGCCCACGACAAGGGCAGGCCCTTCGACGCGGCCATCTGCGCGGAAATGCTGGAAAAGGACATCGGCAAGGAGGACGCGACGCGCCTGATCCAGAACTGCATGGACATGACGCCGACGGTCGTAAACGCGCCGTACTACGCCGGAGAGATACGCAGACAGGCCGATCTTCGCCGACTGCGGGAGGCGATTTACGAGCTGGGGACGGAAAAGGAGGATCCGAAAGACCTTGCCGCGACGGTCAGCGAGGTTTGCCGGAAGTATCTGGAGACGGAGAGCGCCGGGGGACTGAAAACGCTGACGAACGTGCTGTATCAGTACTGCCAGATCAAGACGCAGGAGCAGGACGTCATACGCATAGACACGGGCTTTCGGAGGTTCGATTCCATCTTCAAGGGCTTCTGGGGCGGTCAGCTTTGCATCCTTGGCGCACGGCCGGGCGTAGGCAAGTCGAGCCTTGCCGTGGATTTCGCGCGGCGGGCGGCGGCGGCCGGACACAAGACCGTTATCTACTCGCTGGAAATGACGGACAACGAGATCGCCGAACGGATGATAAGCCGGTACGGTCCGGGACTGGGAGAGCTGATCGACATGAAGACGGACAAGCAGGACGCCGGCTTGTGGCAGAGCATCGTGGGCAGCTGCGGAAAGCTGAGCAAGCTGCCGCTGTACATAAACGACAATCCGCGTATGTCCGTGGCCAAGATCCGGGCGGAACTGCACTCGATGCAGGATGTGCATTTCGTGGTCGTTGATTACCTCACGCTCATGCAGAGCGAGAAGAAATTTGAAAAGCGCTATCAGGAGGTCGGGGCGTTCACGCGGGATCTGAAGCTTCTGGCGAAGGAGATGAAGATACCGATACTGGCGCTGTCGCAGGTGAGCCGGAACCAGTCCAGCAGCGGCGCGCCAAGCCTGCGCGATCTGCGCGAATCGGGAGACATCGAGCAGGACGCAGACAAGGTCATTTTCCTCTGGGACACGGAGCTTGGAGACGAGGACTGTCCGACGCTTGGCGTCCGCATCGCGAAAAACCGGCGCGGCGGAAAGGGGGATGTGTATATGCGCTTTGACGGGGCGCACATGTCGTTTTACGAGACGGAAAAGCCGGACGGGCTGGACGTGACCGGCTCGAGAGGGCGCCGCGGCGGGGACGGTCCCTATGACGGATGAGAGGCAAAACAGGCCGGGTCGGCTGAAATGTCCGAACGGGCATGTGATCGGGAAGATAGCGGCGGACGGGAGCCTTACGAGCCGCCGTCACCAGAGAGAGATCCACGTCGTTCCGCCGCCGGGAGAGCGCATTTTCGTCTCCATACGCTGCGAGCACTGCGGCGCCGTCGTGGAGAAATGGTTACAAAAACCATCGGAAACGCCGGAAAATCGGCAATAAAAAGTTACAGGATGTAATCGACCGTTGAAAACGACATTACCCGGTGATATATTCATGACGAGGAATTAATTTCCGAAAGAAAGAAATTCCGACGTACCTCCGGCACTCCGGCTTCGGCTGGGCGGAGGCTTTTACAAACGGCACACTACCGTGCGGGCATATCGCTTCCGGGGAAGGTATTGGATTTACCTTCTTCGGCGCGAGCCTAGCCGATAGTGTGCCGCTTTTTGTTTTTTTCAGGATTTTTGCGGAGGGATTCGATGCCGAGAACGAAAACGGAAAAGGCGAATACGGACTACGAGGCGGAAGTGGAAAGGGTCGAGACGGGCAAGAAGCCGGGAACGGCGCGGCAGCGCGCCCGATGGGGCAGCGGCGGGACGAAAAACCCCTACAATGACGACGATTACGACGAGCTTGACCGCATATTCAAGGCGCTTTCCAGCGACCTGGTATCTTCGGGCGGCTTGACGACCAAGCAGGATTTTATCCTGCAGAACTGCGCGAAATGGACGCTGGAGATGCAGAAAGCGACGGAAAACCGCGCTTTCGATCAGGCGAAAAAGCTGAACGACCTGATCCAGTCCAATCTTTCTTCCGAGAATCTGCGCAAGAAAGACGAGCGTCCGGCGGAGGCGCTTCACATCGACAGCGTTGTGGACGCGCTTGAAAAGGCCGGACTGCTGAAAGACGGAAAGCAGTGCTCGCCGGACAAGATGTTCGAGATCCTTTTCGGGCGGCCGCCGAAATACGCCTACACGAAGGATGCGGCGGAAAAGGTGCTGCTGTCCATCATAAACCGCACGAGGTCGAACGACGGGCTTCCCGAATTTGCGGTTTTGCCGGAGGAGGACCGGATCGAGGACGAGCTTGGCGAGTTTGCGAAGGAGCCGAACGCGGCGGAAAAGGAAGCCTACGTCAAAATGGGGCTTCTGCGGGACAAGCGGTAATTTTTCAGGAACGGGCGGTGAAAGAAGCAAATGTCCAGGCGATTGGGAAAAGTGTTTGTCGGCTCTGTGGGATGGGTCACGAAAAAGGACACGGAGAGCCGCGACTATTCCGAGTATGCCAACGCATGGTGGGCTTTCCTGATCTGGACGTTCCGCTGGTTTCCAGACAAGCTTCTCGATCTTTTCCGAAGCGAAGGGGCGAGCTTTAAGACGCTGGAGATCGTACAGCGCGTCATGCTTCGGGCCTACGCAAGAAATGCCGACTGCGCTCTGACGGGAACGCGCGGCATGACGAAAACCTACTGCAAGCTTCTGTCCTCCATGGTGGAGGGGATCGTGTGGCCGAACACGAAAATGCTTTACACGTCTCCCTCGTACAAGCAGGGCGCGGCGATTGGCTCTAAAACGTTCCGGGCCATAGAGGGTGACTACAAGCTTTTGACAAGTCACTGGCGAGTGACCGCCGAGAGCAAGGACGACTTCAAGATCGAAACGGACATGGGCAGCTCGTTTTACATAGCGTCCATGCGAGGCGACAACATCCACGAGGTAACGGCGGAGGAGTTTGCGCAGGAGGAAGCGCCTGCGTTCGATTTCGGAGATTATACGACCATCGTCCTCCCGGCCGTGCGTCTGCGGCACAACGTAAACGGCGAGCCGGATCCGAACTACGTTGCGTATAAATCGCACAGCATCACATCGGCGGGACGAAAGCAGAATCAGGCTTTTTTGATACGCTGCGAGGTCATGAAGGCCATGCACAACGGCGAGAGCGCCTTTGCGATGGATATCCCGTGGGAGGCGGTCATCCTGCAGCAGATGCGGCCTTATTCATGGGCGATGAAGCTGAAGAAGAAGCTGACGCCGGAGCGCTGGATGCGCGAGATGGAGAGCCGCTACACGGGCGCCGACGAGTTTCCGATCATTACCGACGAGACGCTGACGGAGAGCCAGAGCCTTATGTGCATGGAGCGGCAGCACATATGCAAGTACCCCGACATGAAAAACGTCAACCCGGAGGATGTGACGTACATCGTCTGCTACGACGTTTCCTACGAGGACGGCAAAAAGAACGCGCGCTGTGCCTGCGGCGTTTGGAAGCTGACAAAGCAGTCCGAGTTCGTAAAGCGGGATCGCTATCTCAAGCAACTCGTGTGGATGGACGACTGGCCGCCCCCGGACAACGCCATGATACAGGCGCGGAAGGTCAAGGACGTATGGAACCGCTTCCGGCACGACGGCGGCAATGCGACCTACATCGTGATAGACGGCTGGCAGTACGGCAAGGCGGTCATCGAGAACCTGATGATGGATCTGGGGGACGGGCTTCCCCCGCTGTGCATACTCAACCACGAAGAATACACGGAGGCGGAGCTGCCGGGCGCCATCCCCGTTATCTATCCAATCAAGGCGGGCGGCGTGGGTGTGACAGACCCGGATGCGGAGATGATCCGATACGCCCAGATACAGTTTGACAACCACAACATTCAGCTTCTGACCATGAACGCCCGTGAGGGCGTGGACGCTTACAAGAGACTGCATCGGATAAAGCACGACCAGATGGATTATCGGATCGTGATGCCCTATCAGCAGACGAGGAAGCTTTGCGGACAGATACAGAACCTGCGCGGTGTTCCGGCAAGCTCGGGCATCAAGGAGCAGCGAATCTCCAAGGCGATACAGCGCGACAGTTGGTCGGCCATCAAATACGGCCTGCGGCTGTGTCAGATCCTCGAAAAAGAGGATTATTTGCAGTCGAAGCAGCCGAAGGGAGACTGGGGCGAGATCCTGGCCCGGTACAAAAACCAGCCGGTCATCGGCGGAGAAGTGGCCGGAGGGAAAAAGCGCGTTGTGACAAGAAGAAGCGGAGGAAGGATCTTTTGAGCGAGGGGACGGGAAAAACGAAATACCGGCTTTACGCCATGCAGACAAAGGCCGACACGCCTCAGAGGCTTGAAGGATATCGCTTCGGCCGGGTTACGCCGGGCTACACGCTGCTTTACACGGACGGCGAGGGGCCGGAGGACAGCATAGAAGTGGCCGGAGAGGATCTGCGGCGGCTGAGCGCGGCGGACGAGAGCTGGCTGGCCGACTGCAACGTGGCGCTTTTGTTTGAAAAGACGGCGGAAAACGAAGGAGCGTTCTCCGCCCGCATGGAGCAGATGATACAGCGCTTCTCGGAAGAGCTTGAAAAGGAGGCGGCGGGGCATGGAACTGAATGAGGAACTGCGAAGGGCCAGCTTTCAGAGCCTGCCGCAGCTTTGGAAAAAGTTTGAGACGCTTTCGGCGCAGTACGGCGATATGCCGGCCGAGGGCATCATAAACGCCTTTGTGAGAGCCAACGGCGGCTACAGCATGGGCGGGGATAACCCCTACATACAGAACCGCCGTGTAAAGGCGATATCGAGCCTGCCGGGCGATTTTACAAAGGATCAGGTTGGCGAGATGCTGCGCCGCCCGGACGAAAACGAGCGGCCATTGCGCTCGGTTGAGCACGGACTTGAATACACGGCCTATCCCCTGCTGCATATGCGGCACGTGTACCAGAACGTCATGACCTATCACAGCGCGGTCACGCCGCTGTATGTGGAGGAAGCCGACGCGAAAAAGGACGAATTCCGCCGGGAATGGCGTCTGCTGGAAAAGATACGGGCGGAGCTTGACCTGCCGTCGAACGGACACCAGATCGTAGGGCAGGTGCTTCAGGAGGGCAAGGTATTCTACTATCCGCGCGTTTCGGTCGATAAGGCGCACAACCGCGTAAACCACGCATTCATGCAGCAGCTCCCATCCGACTGGACAAAGATAGTTGGCTTCAACAACAAGTCCAAATACACGCTCATGTTCAACATGATGTATTTCATGCAGCCGGGATGCACTCCGGCGCAGTTCGGCGACCTGTTTGACGACTATCTGGATATTTTCTACTCCGTCACGCAGCCGGGCGCGCCGAAGGGAGCCGGAAGGAGCTTCGTTTACGCCTCGCGCGGGAACGTGGATCTGGCGGCTCTGCGGAAAAAGAGGGCGGCCGGGGAGATCGCGCCGGACAGGGAGCCGGACGTGTATTACCAGAACGGACGCTGGTTTTACTGGGTGACGCTTCCGATAGACCGGGTATTCACCTTTGAAGCGGACGACGCCGTGAGGACGGCGATCAGCCCCTTTACCGGGCTGTTTCTGTCGATGATACAGCTTGCGCAGTACGAGCAGGTACAGCTTGAGCTTGTGCAGAATCCGCTTGTGAGCCTGCTGTTCGGTGAGATACCTTACCGGGACGAGAAGAAAGCCTCGCAGGACGACCCGTACCGGCTTTCCTTTGCGGGTATCAAGATGTTTGAAGCGCTGTGGTATCAGATGCTGGCGGCGAACAGCACAGGAGGCATCGGCATTTACATGGCGCCGCTGGAAAACATGCAGCTAAAGCAGCTTGCCGAAGCGCCGAGCGCGACGAATATCAGCTCGGCGGGCTATGCCTACACGATGGCAAAGGCAGGCGTGAGCGCCATTATTCCAAGCTCGGACGATCCGCGCGTGGGCATGGCGCAGATATCCCTTCAGATCGAAAGCCGTTTCCCGCAGCTCGTTTACAGGGGCTTTGAGCGTATGTTCAGGTGCCTGATCGAGCGGCTGAACCTGAAATACGAATGGCGCTTCACGATGTTTGGAGACATTGCGACGGACAAGGAGGCCGAGGAAAGCGCCCGCAAGGGCATGACGCTCGGCATTTTGCCGGACACGGTGAAATATCTTGCCATCCACGATTCGAGCCTGCTTGAAGACATGAGTGTGTCGAACGCCGTGCTGGCTCTGGGGATCATGGACAAGCGCCGTCCGCTCGTTACATCGTACAGCGCGAAAAACCCGGATTCCGGGCTTCCGCCGGAAGCGAAGAAAGAGCTTGACCCCGGCGGACGTCCCTCGAGCGAGGGCGCGCCGACGAGCGACGGGAACGAGACGGACATAGATCAGGGAAAACAGGGCGACTAAATACGGCGCGGCCGGAGCCTGAACGATTTAAGAAGGGGGCTTTGCTTTTATGCTGGCGGACTTTGAGATCATCACGCACAAATTCACCGACAACGAGGACATAACCATCATTCCCGTTTCCGACGTGCATCTGGGCGCGAGGGAGTGCTACGAAAAGGAATGGGAGGCGTTCTGCAAAGGGCTTTTGGACAGGCCGAACACCTATCTTATCCTTGTCGGAGACATGATTAACAACGGCATAAAAACGAGTGTTACGAACGTTTACGAGGAAACGATACGGCCGCGCGACCAGAAGATACGCATCGCCAAATCGCTCGAGCCGATAAAGAGCCGGATCCTGGGCATCGTTTCGGGCAATCACGAGCGGCGGAACCGGGACGTGGACGACGACCCCATGTACGACATTGCGTGCAAGCTGGACATTGAAAACCTGTTTCGGGAGAACATGGCCTTTATCAAGCTCCAGTTCGGAAATCGCCGTTCCTCCGGCGAGACGAACCCGGTTTATATGCTGTGCGCGTCCCATGGACACGGCTCGTCGATCTACACGGGCGCGGCGGCGACCAAGGCGGAGCGCTTCGGCATGGCGATAGACGGTATCGACTGTCTGGTCGTGGGGCATGTACATAAGCCGATGAATTACCCGGTCGGGAAACTGCGCGTGAACCGATACAACAACAACGTGAAGGTCGTGCCCTGGTATCTGGTGGTGTCAACGTCGTGGCTTGGCTATTCAAGCTATGCGGCGAAGAAGCTTTTGGCCCCGACGGCGTTTTCCTTGCAGGAGATACGTCTTTGCGGGAGCAAAAAGCAGATCAGCGTTACGCAGTGAACGAAGCGGAGGCCGGGATATGAGCGTTATTTTTTGCGCGCACGAATACAACGGAGAGCCGGAACTGAGAGAACGCTACGAGAGGATCGTGGCCGAGACGCAGGAAAGAGACGAGGAAAACACCTATGTTTCTCCGCTGTCTCTGGCGGCGGCCTGCGACGTTCTGGCGGAAAAGGACTGGACGTGCCGCGTGACGGAATTGATGGAGATATGCGACGGCGTGCTCGTGATCGGGCAGCCGGAGGAATCGGTGAAGCAGGCGATAGCAAGGGCGGAAAAGCTTCGGATGCCCGTGCGGTACGCCGATTCAATAGAAAACGAGGATATGTATCGCTAGCACAGGGGAGGGGTTTTCAAATGGCCCGGATGGAAGACGTTTTCGACTATAGGACGGGCGGCTTTGCGGCCGTCAGGGACGCCGCGAGAGAGGCCACGGGCGCGTATCAGGATGCGGCGCGGGGTCTGGACACGCTCAAGGAGTGGGTCTTGATCGAGATGGGTATGCCGCAAACGGCCGGGGCGATCCACGCGCTGGCGCACGAGCAGCCGAAGCGCTTTGACCGGCTGGGAGACATCCTGCATCAAAGACACATTATGCAGCTTTATCCCGCGACGGCGGAATACACCGTGCGGCCGGAGGATCTGGACGGCGTTTTTGAGCAGGTGATATTTGTGCGGGAGCGGCGCGTTGCGTGCGTTCTTCCCGCTGCGGAGGTATTGAAACGGGGATGCTGCGGGCAATAG